AAGGCGGTCATCCCGGTCATTGTGGCCTCGTTGGCTTGGCTGCTTGGGCAGGTTGCTGACTTTTCAACCCGCCTAACGAAGATCGAAGGCTCTATGCCGGCCTTGATTACCAAAGAAGGCGTGCCTACTGATAGCCCAATCTCTGCTGAGAAACGTGCCTTACAAAAAGAGCAACTCATGCAGCACATTAACGAACTTCAGGTCAAAGTCAGGCTGCTTGAAGAGCGTGAAAAACTGGGGAAACGGTGATGTTCGAGCTACTTGGCGGCGGTCTTTTAGGGTCCATATTTGGTGGCTTATTTAGGTTAGCACCTGAGATATTGAAGTTCTTGGACAAGAAAAACGAACGCCATCACGAGTTGTCTATGTTCCAGCTTCAGACCGACTTGGAAAAGCTTCGCGGTGAGTTTCGCATGGAGGAGAAGTATGTTGACTACTCCATTTCGCAGATGGATACGATTAAAGAGGCATTTAAAGAACAGGCTACCACTGCTAAGGAAGCTGGCTGGCTTGCGTCTTTTATCACTGCTATTACCCGTCCGGGCCTTACTTGGATTGCTTTTGGCGTGTACGTGGCTGTTAAAGCAGCCGGTTTGACGATTGCATTCCAAACCAATGCAAACTGGGCTGAGGTTTTAACAAAGTCCTATGATGAAGATGACTTCGCCATGCTAAACATGATGTTAACGTTCTGGTTTGTTGGTCGCAGCATTGAGAAGTACAACAAGTCGTGAATGAGGCCAAGAAGCTTTGCAAAGATGTACTGATTAAGCCTTTTGAGGGCTTGGCAAAGCGTTTGCCTGATGGACGTGTAACGGCTTATCCGGACCCCGGAACCCGTGGGCATCCTTGGACAATTGGATGGGGAGCCACAGGACCAGACATCAACCCCGGAACCGTCTGGACGCTAGAGCAGTGCGAGGACGCTCTGGACCACCACGTCGAGTATTTCGTGCAAGGTTTGATCAAGTTTTCTCCAAAAATTCAGACCGCACTGCCGAGACGCATTGCCGCCGTAACGAGCTGGGCTTATAATTGCGGCCTAGGAAACTACCGTGTTTCCACCTTCAAAAAGCGAATTGATGCGGAAGATTGGAGCGGAGCCGCTGATGAGTGTTTGAAGTGGAACAAAGCTTCTGGTCGAGTTTTACCGGGTCTTACGCGCCGTCGCGCCGCTGAAGCTGCCTTAATGAGGTGATGAACCATGAAAGACGTATGGGAAAAGCCACGACCCAAGTCACTCGGTAAGCCTAAGTCTTTGAGCCCAAATCAGAAACGCGCAGCAAAAGCATTTGCGAAGCGCACCGGAACAAAATACCCTTCGCTAGTCGCAAACATGGCTGGCGCGAAAGCTAAAAAGGCCTGGTGATGACTGCCGCCTATGTGATGACTTACAACAATTTGGTTACGGATGTTGCGCAATATTTGGAGCGCACCGACACCGCTACGCTCGACAAAATACCAACGTTCATCGGTTTGACTGAGCAAAAGCTCGCAACGATGTTGAAAGTACTGGGTGTTTTGACCGTTCAGACCAGCACCCTAAATCAGGGTAGCAATGTGCTTGACAAGCCGGCCCGGTGGCACAAGACCGTCAGCATGAATATTACGGTAGCGGGTCGGCGGCGACCGGTCCTGCTCAGAGCCGTTGAGTATCTGCGCGAATACTGGCCCGACCCGGCTGAAGAGTCCGTTCCAAAGTATTACGCCGACTACGACTACACGCACTGGCTAATAGCCCCAACCCCAGACGCAGCTTACAATTTTGAAGTAATTTATTACGAACGAATTCAGCCTCTCGATTCGAGCAATCAAACTAACTGGTTTACGATTTACGCCCCGCAGGCGCTGCTTTACGGCTCGTTGGTTGAGGCGTCGATGTTTTTAAAGAACTACGAAAAGGCGCAAGCCTACGATTCACAGTTCAACACCATCATGCAGTCGCTCATTGTTGAGAATAAGCTGCGTGTGGCCGATCGTCAAGCTATTGTCGCGGACAGCTAACCATGAGCTACAACTCACCTTTTACGGGAAACGTCGTTCAGCCGACGGACGTTTCTTACCGAGCCGTTACGTTATCCGCTAACACTCAGCTCGAATGGCCTATTAACGGCAACGCCACCGATGACTACGTTGCGCGTATCATGCAAGTCACGGCGACCACGACCGGGCTCTCGCTTTATATGCCGCCGGCTAATCAGACTTCGGTCGGGCAGGATTCGCTGATTCGCAACGTTGGGGCGAACTCGTTTTCGGTCAAAGATTTCGAAGGCGTAAATATCATCACCACGGTTGCGCCGGGTGAAGCGAAATACGTTTACGTCACTACGAACGCAACCGAGCAAGGCACCTGGGGCATCATAGCTTTCGGGGCAGGAGCCTCGTCGGTTGACGCTGCAACCCTTGCCGGGTACGGGCTGGTGGCTAGCGGGTTGACTCTGAACCAGAGCCACCCGGTGATTGGACTTTCTGCTCTGACGACTTTTTCGAACACTCAACGTGCGCAAGTCAGCATGTGGTCGGGTGGGACCGGAACAGTCACGCTACCCTTAGCGGCAACGTTGGGGAATAACTGGTTCACGATGCTGAAAAACAACGGCACCGGAACACTAACCGTAAACACTACTAGCTCGCAGCTGATTGATGGCTCAACGGCCAAGAACTTCCAACCCGGCGAGTCAGCATTTATCATCTGCACCGGGACCGCCTACGTAACCGTGGGTTACGGGGTAAGCACTAATTTTGCGTTCTCAGTGTTGACTTACCCGGTAACCTCCGGTAGCTACACATTGACCGCTAGTGAGGCCGCGAACAACATTCACAAATACACCGGAACGTTGAGCGGGCCGGTAACGGTGAATTACCCTCCGGTGGTGAACCTCTACGTGGTGTCTAACCAGACTTCTGCCGGTGGCAATACACTCACAATTACGACCGGGATCGTCGGAAGCGCAACAGTACAGGTTCCGCCCAGCGCCCAAGCTACTCTGATATGCGACGGTACGAACTTTTTGAACGCAAATACGGTTCAGGTCGGGGCTACGTCTTTTCAGCTGATTGACGGGAGTGTTGGGTCGCCTTCTTTGCAGTTCGCGCTCGAAACGAACACGGGCCTTTACCGTGCCGGACTTGGTCAAGTTGGGTTTTCGATACTTGGAATCCAGATTTTAGACATAAACTCAGCTGGGCTCAATATCACAGGAGATGTTGAAACGACTGGGGCTGGAAACTTCATAGGCGGTATTAGCGGCGGGGTATTCTGATGACCAAGCGCGTTTTCGCTCTTGACACTAAACCGGGCATACAGCGCGACGGAACCCTTTTTGATAAAGAGTTTTACACCGATGGGCGTTGGGTAAGGTTTCAAAGAGCTCGACCGCGCAAGATCGGGGGTTACCGGCAGATTACAGATCAGATGGCCGGGCCTTCCAGAGGTTTGTACCTTGTGCCGCAAAATACGTACAACAACATCTACAACGGGCATGCTGACGGCGTTCAGCTGATTCCGGTTGACAATAACGGAACAGGTTCCGGGCTGAGTGATTTTACGTTTGGCGGGTCGATTTTGACCACGAACGTTCTCGTTGGAGGCTCGGCTTACACTAACGGTACTTACACCGGCGTGCCTCTGATTTACGTAACCTCAGGAACGGGCAGCGGCGCTACCGCCACAATCACGGTTGCGGGCAATGTCGTCACGGCTGTCACGATTACAGGGGCGGGTTACGGTTACTTGGTTTACGATAAACTTACGGCTGCCGCTGCAAATATCGGGGGAACGGGTTCTGGGTTTTCTTTTCAGGTTGCAACGGTTGACAGCTGCTTTACACCGAGCGCCGACAACCTTTGGCAGTTCGACACGCTAAAAGACTCAAGCGGCAGCGGTCAAAACGTGCTGCTCGCACACCCTTCGCAAGATCTCAGCAACATTAGCTCTGAGACCAATACACCTGTGCTCGCGGCATCTTTTAGCGGAACTAATTTCAACCCCATAGGTGTGTTTACCGAAACGGCAGCCACTGTAACCAGCGGGTCAACCACCGTAACGCTCGCCTCAACGAACTACAACATCGGCGCGGGACAACTCATTACCGGCCCCGGCATTGCGGCTGGAACACGGGTATCGGCAGTTCAGCTCACTAACCTCACGCTAACACAGGCCGCAACCGCCAACGGTACGAACGTTACGTTGACTTTTGACAACGAGGTTTCGGTATCTGGCGGCGTTGTGTCGCTCCACCCGTATGTGTTCGTTTACGGCAACGACGGGCTAATTCGTAACTGCGCTGCCGGAAACATCAACGACTGGGTATCAGCCGAAGCCAATGCCGTAAACGTTGCGACCGGCAAAATCGTTCAGGGGTTACCGGTGCGGGGCGGCTCAAACTCACCTTCAGGGTTGTTTTGGTCGCTTGACTCGCTGATACGCGTGTCGTTTGCGCCAACAACGCTCGGGGTCGCCAACACGGCCAACTTTGCCGCGCCTACATTTTGGCGTTACGAAACGATCACGTCTCAGACTTCGGTGTTGTCGGCGCAGTGTATCATCGAGTATGACGGCATTTATTACTGGGCAGCTACCGACCGATTCATGCTGTATAACGGGGTTCCAAAAGAGATCCCGAACTTGATGAATCAGAACTGGTTCTTTGACAATCTCAATTACAACGAGCGCCAAAAAGTCTACGCCACGAAAGTTCCCCGTTACGGTGAGATCTGGTGGTTTTACCCCCGAGGCAACAGCACCGAGTGCAACGACGCAATCATTTATAACGTTCGCGAAAACACTTGGTATGACTTAGGAACTGCGTTAGGGGCAAGGCGCTCGGCAGGCTACTTCTCACAGGTGTTTCGCTACCCTATAAACGCCGGATGGCTGCCCGACTCGGTTGGCGGAGTGCTTGAGGTTTCGATAACGGACGCAGGGTCGGGCTACACTAACGCCACCTATTCTTACGAATCGCTAACGGGCGGCTCAGGAACTGGCGCAACCGCCACGATTGTTGTGTCAGGGGGTGTAGCCATTTCAGTTCAAATCAACAACCGAGGGACCGGCTACATAGCGGGTGAAACCTTAACGGCGACGCTTGCGGGCGGGGGTGCGAATTTCGAGCTTACGATCGGCGCGGTTGTGAACTTCGTTACGCTATGGCAACACGAGGTCGGTACCGATGAGGTTCGGTTTACGCAGGCTAACGCCATAGAGAGCTATTTCGAGACCTCAGACCTCGGGCTTGTGGCCGGCGGCCCTTCACAGCCTTCGCCGGTAGGTGAGAACAAATGGCTCAGGGTCGAGCGCGTTGAGCCTGACTTTATACAGTCCGGTGACCTAGACCTTTACGTGACGGGCCGCCCTTACGCTCAAGAGCAAGATTCAACAACAGGGCCGTATACATTTTCGCCCGGCACAGGCAAAATCGACATGAAAGAGCAGCGTCGGGAGTTAAGGCTCAGAGTTGTTAGTAATGTTTCAAACGGGGATTACCAGCTGGGTAAAATAATCATCAGCGCAGACGAAGGTGACGTAAGAGGCTACAGCTCATGACAATCGCGCTTGTTTACGACCCCAGGTACCACACTTTTGAGTCGTGGGCTGCGCTCATGTGCGAAGCCTACGCCGGGCAACAGTTGCAGATACCTAGCGCAGACGTCGAATGGAAGTCTTGGGGCGCAGGCTTAAAGGCCATTGACATATTTTCAAATGAAGCTATTCCTGAACCTTATGGGTTTGAAGACTGGAAGGACTGGGCTTCGGCCTTAGTTAACGCTGTCAATGCGAGGCCAGAATAATATGGCTACATCCGCACTCAATGTTTTTGGTCTTGATTGGAACAGTGCCGCTGACTTGGCAACGAAACAGGGTTATGTTCAAACGCTGCTTGGGCAA